TAGATACAGATACAGAGCCACTTGGCTACGATCAGCCAGCAACTATGAAGATAGATAGCATACCTGTAGATGATATGATTAAGCGTGATGCCAATGGCGACAATCACTTTACATCTATAGCTCACGACTACATTGGCAACGAAGCCTATGCCAAATCTTTTGAGTCAGCCAAGAAAAGCCTCAAGCAAATGGTGGGAGATAATGAACGGGAAGTGTATTGTGACTTGTTAACTATACGCAGAGACAAGCGCGGTTCACTTAGAATATCAACACGCAAGGAGAATGCGTTATGAAGATGAAACGTAAAGCAGTCATGACGATGTGCGGCTTAGGCACATCAACTATAGATAGGTACATGGTAAGTGGTCACTTTCCAAAACAGATTCCATTTACAACCGTGTGGGAATCAGATGACATTAAGTTGTGGGTGGATTCACATGGCAAAGGGCCATTTAATATTACTTATGGCAAAGGGTGCCGAGGTTCTAATAATAAAGTATGGCCTAAATGGAATAAAATTGTAGCTGATGCACGTAAACAAAAAAGTGTTGAAGAGAACACTCAAAAAGTACGTTATGTTAAAGCTAAAGCACAAGCAGAGCTTAACCAAAAGCGTGAAGGCGCTGTTAATCTACGCTATGTAACTGAGCGCCTTCATGACATAAAAAATATGGACGAGGTAGAGGCGTTCTACAAAGAATGTGTCTACAATATTGGTATCAACACACTGCGTAATGGAGAAGCAGATGGATAACCTAGACATATGGAACAGGGTTGAGCAATCAGACCCTAAGTTCTTAAAGCAAGTGAGCTTTGGTTCACGATCATTTACAGCCATTGATCCTATGTATCAGATACGCTCTGCTACAGAAGAGTTTGGCCCCATCGGTAAAGGGTGGGGCTGGATTAACCAGACAAGATTCATTGATCTATCTAACGGTGACAAGGCTGTAGTTGCAGACGTACAGGTATGGCACGGTGAATTAGTCAATGCCTTTGGCCCCTTCACTGGGTGCCGTAAGTTCTTTGATGCAAAGAAAGGCAGACTTGCCGAGGATGCACCGAAGATGGCTGTCACTGACGGCCTAACCAAAGCCCTATCACACTTAGGGTTTAACGCTGACGTCTTCCTTGGGAAGATGGATGGCAACAAGTACGCCGCAGATAGCGGCAGCAAAACCGCTGGCAATAGCTGGTAAATACAGGAGCCAAAAGCATGGCAGAGTACGACAACACTAACTCAGGCGCAGCATTCAAACCATTTGATACGCAGCGCATGATACTACAGGGCAAGCTCAACAATCAGGGCAACGATAGTAAGATCGTACTTGTAGCAGATCAGACAAAAGCTGGCATGAAGATCATTGAGGTGTATCAAAAGCTAGGCGTTATGTTTGAAAACGATAAGAAGGGCAACGAAAAAGCACCCGACTACTCAGGGCCAGTAGATGACACCAAGTTAAAACTAGCAGGTTGGAAGAGGTCTAAGGATGGTAGCGATTATATGTCTCTCGCTCTCTCAGAGAGCCAGCAGCAACAGACTCAGAGTCTTGATAAGGCTAAGGTGCCTGAAATAGACTTTGATGACGAGATACCGCCGTTCTAATGGGCGTTGATCCACACTTTGATGGAGATGACTATGTGCATGAGCGTGACTTCAACAGGCTCATGTCACAGTTGCAAAAAGTAAAACAATACATGGAGGAAAATGATTGGGTTACGCTATCTGAGTTGAGCAATGCAACGGGCGCACCAGAGGCAAGTGCAAGCGCTGCATTGCGAGACTTACGCAAGAAGAAGTTTGGCTTTCGTACTGTATCAAGAAGATACGAAGGCAACGGACTCTATGCTTACAAGCTAGAACCGGCTGACTACAAAGAGCCAGTAGAGCCCGAGATAGCAGACGATTGGTGGAAGCACATATAAGTCTATTGAGTTGTATAAGATTATGCGGTATGTCGTAGTCACCCGCATAAGATTGTAGTTTCTCCCTAGTCTTATGATCTTCCTCCCTTGGGCGGTGATGTTTCTCCATTGCGTCACCGCCCTTTTTTATAACGCAGGGGGCGGTCGGCTAGGTCGTATTCATCAACCTAATAAACACCCCCAGATAAGGCAGGGACTACTCTGTGTCTGATAAAAGCACAGCTCCATCCTTGTGACTTATCATAGGCCCACTGGATTAGCTACCTAGTGGGCCTTTCTATATCATCAATTCAAAATGCGGTGCATCTATAAATGGTCTGCGACCTTGCGATCTGCGTAAATCTATATAAGCATTCATCGCACCCTCGGCAGTAAGATCACAACCACCAATGTCATTGATATGCCAAGCCGCACCCCATCTTAACGGCACCTTCTCAAAGCTGGCACCCTCTGCCATAGCATCAGCTATCTCGTCGTATAGATTAAGCTCCCATCTACCGCCGCCATTATAAGCCATAAGATCAACAGCCAAACCATCCAAGTGTTTACTCTTCATGGTCTGCGATGCACCAGACGCAACCAACTTACGCTGTTTAGCCTTGGTGCGGATGCCGCAGATTACAGAGAAGTCTTGCTTGGTTACAGTGATAGCATACTGAACAATGCGTTGAAGCCTGTCATCTACAGTGCCTAACCTCTGCAAGCTGCGCTTGCCTAATACATAACCCATTACTTTGTAAATCCTCTCATTGTTCTAATGCCAAAGCTGGCAGCTATACTTGCATACATACCCCACTGTACCCACAGCGGTGTGGTCTCAAGATTAGCAAAGCCCTGTGCCATTACGTCTTGCATAGAAGGAATGAAGTTCATCAGAAGAATAGCTACAAACACTACTGTCCATAGCTCGTCCTTCCACGAATCCTTACTGGCCTCTATAGCTGACTGTTCCCAATCAGTTTCAGAGGTAGCCTTCTTCAATGCTATCTCAGCGTTAGCTTTTTGTACTGCTGTCTTGCCGTCTATGTAACTACTAGCAAGGCCACTGATCGCAGTAACAATACCACCTATCATTTCTCATGCGATAGCCAGACAGCAAACGCCCCCGTCATGGCACCAGTAACTACAGAAATTAATGAAGCCTGTTGTGTTGATATGTCAGGCATAGATAATGCCCACTCAATGCAGCGCACATAAACTACAGTCATTACAAACATCATAAAACGAGGTAGAAGTTTGTACTCTAGTATCTTAGAAAAAACTATTGTCATTCAAAGCCTCCTTGCAAGCCTTCCATTATCTCTTTAACAGTTGGGCGTCGCTTTACATTAGGAGAATAACGACACTGAAACTGTCTCGGACATTCTTTAAAACTAAAACTTGGGTAGTGATACCCTATCGTATTATTTGGCCCTTTGTAAATGCAAACCATTTCGCCTTGTATCTTAGTACGTTTAGCTAACTGGCAAGTAACAAACTCAGGATTAACCAAACCAGCATAAAAATAAGCAACAAGAAAAATCATTTAGTAGCCAACACAATTAAATAAATTCCACCACCAAGCAAACCAATTATACCTAAAGACAAAGCAGCTATAGCAGCATTATTAGCTATCTGTCTCTTAGCTTCCATCGCAGCATACACAGTTTCCTCTCTTTCCTTACGAATTTGTCTACGCATTTGCAACATATCGTCATATGTTGATGGGCCGAAGCGCATGTTAAGCATAAACTTAATCTCTTTCTCGCGCTCAAGTAGAGTCTTTTTGCGGATAACAATGTCCATTGCTTCCTGTTCAATGTCACCGCTATGAGAATGTTTCTCTAAGAGAGTAGGTTTCTTACGCTGAGACTCAGCTTTAGATATGTCAGCAACAGCAGAGTACCAAGAACCAAGCTGTTTGCTTACATCTTCTAGCTCACGACCAGCACCAACAAGAGTCTTAATACTTTTAAATGCCACATTAGCAGCAGCAAAAGCAGTGACAGGATCAATCATAAACTGTCACCTCATTTGGATTTACCTTCTGAGGAATACAGTAAGCAGTGCCATAGTCATTAGATTGTGGGTAGCCAAAGCGACGAACTAATTCTTGGGCATACCAGTTGCAAATATCTACTCGCCTAAAATAAAGTTCAGACTTTATAGGGACGCGCTCTGCTCCCATGCCGAGATAAAGAACAAGGACAAAAACATGTACCACATGCTCACCCCATCCTGCTAAGAATAGTAAGAAGCATAATAATTGTTGCACCAGATGTAGCTATAAGCACAGTCTCAAGTCGCTTAATCCGAGTAAAGACTTCCTTGAATTGGATTCTTACTTCTGTCTGCAAAGCAACTACATCCTTTTCTAACGCAGAAACGCGCTCATTTATATCTAGCATTAACTAACCTCAACCCAACTCGTTGTACCTTCATTCCAAGTGTATTGTTTATCATCACTAGCATCACTTGGCAGTGGGGCGGGTGATTTCCATCCACAAGTTTCTTCATTTAAAGTCCAACTTGGATAAGGTTGTGGGGTATAAAAAGCATCCCTTGTGCTGTCATATACCATACCCACACCAGCAAAGTTTTTACGCAAAGGTGAGCCGCCTAAAATGTGCTGACCGCCATGTGTGTTGTATGATGTTTGAACCCAAATGCCTGATTGAGTATCAATAAAATCTTGTTCAGCAACAATGACTTGCACAACAAAACCATTTTCTATTTTTGCATAATGTGACATTCTATTTACCCATTGGTTAAGTAACGAACAACAATAATTCCTGAGCCACCGTTACCTCCATCACCATTATTGCCAACATTCCCCGCACCTCCGGCTCCACCGCCTCCACCTGTGTTTGTTGAACCTGCTGTACCTGCAGTAGTGCTAGAATCTGATGGAGAGGCACCACCGCCGCCATTACCGCCAGCAGCACCACTGCCACCCTGATTAATTCGTGCGCCACCAGCACCACCGCCAGCATAAAAAACAGACGAACCAGTAATACTTGAAGCCTCACCAACGCCCCCTGCGCCACCATCTTCGTCATTAGCATCTACACCAACCGCCCCTTTTCCGCCGCCTCCACCGCCGCCATCACCACCAGTGGTTTGCCCATCATCGCCGCCATCATTACCTTGACCGCTTGTACCAGAGCCGGGATTTTTAGCATAAGCTGCCCCGCCGCCAGAACCACCATCACCACCATCAAATCCGTTTCGCTGGCTACCTCTGCCGCCACCAATAGCAGTTAAACTAAATCCCGTAGAGTTTGCGCCATTCGCACCCGAAGGTGCCGCATCAGTTTGTCCTGCACCGCCAGCCCCAACAACTAAAGAATAAGCAGCCGCTGATGGCGATGAAACAGTACCAGTGAGCATACCGCCAGCACCGCCACCACCAGACGCCGAGGTTGAGCCAGCAGTATCAATTGTTGAGCCACCACCTCCACCACCAGCAACAATAAGGTATTCAACATTTGAACTTAAAGGATTATCATTTATAGTAAACGTGCCAGATGAGGTAAATGAGTGGATTGTGTAATCACCGCTGGTTGTAATGGTGCCACCAGTAGCATCTATTCCAGCGCCTCTGTTTGGAAAGCTGCCAAAGCCTAAAATCTGATAACCAAAGCTCATTACTATCCCCTACGCATCATTCGCCGCATCAGTGGTAAAGAACAGTTTGATACCAAGTAAGCGACCCACTCCAGTAAATGTATCGCCTCCCGCATTAGCATCTCTAAATATTTGGAAATAAGATTGCGTATCAACAGCAGCATTTGTAAGGGTCACGTCTCCGCTAACAGCAGAAACCTGTTGATCTTCTACCGTGCCTATCCCTGCGTCTGTAACGGTAACGGCTGTACCAAACGCAACATCTATCGTCGCACCATCGGCAACCGAAACGCCCTGCAAGCCCCAGATGCAATTACCAGTATTAGTGGTGCTAGGTGTCCAAAATACTTGGAACTTTACCGTGCCTTCATTCCAGCTTTTTGGAAATGCGATTGAGAACTGTGCAAAGTCATCTGCATCGGCTGCAAAGTCTAAGACTTTCATATCAGGGCGCAGCGCTGTTGTTTCAACTTGAGTAAGGTCGCTACAAGGGTTAGTCGTGCTGGGATACATTGCGGCGGCAGGAACCCAAATTGTTTCCAAGCCAGCTTGCTTTAGCGTACCGGCACCCGCTAGTTTGTTTAGTTCTGCGCCTGTTGCACTTACTGCAGTACCACCATAGT